AAAAGCATCAACGGTAATCGAACTAATACCGTTACCACCCAGAGCTCCGTTCAGAGACGAAGTAGATCCGTGTGTTACGGTAACCGCACCCGTAGATGCATTTACTGAAATACCAGTGCCCGCTGCAGCCGAAGTAACACCGGCATTTGTAAGAGTAATAGATCCACCGAGTGATACGGAACCGCCGCCGCTCATACCGGTACCGGCAGATACCGTAACAGAGCTGTTAATCAATTTAGCATTTGCAATTGATCCCGCCAACATTGCATTGGTCACTGTACCAGTATCACCAGTGGTAACTACGGTACCTGTAGTCGCAGGAAGTGTAATAATGATACCAGAACCTGCAGCAGCAGTTGCTTTAAGATTAAGTTGCCCGCTTGTTGAACCTGAGAAATTTGCGCCACCGCCGCCAATTAATGGAGTTGTAAGAGATAAATTTGTTTTTGCGGTTGTTGCAAAACTAACTGTACCAGAAGCAAGTTCCGTGAGAGTAGCATTTCCCGTACCGGTAACATCACCCGTAAGGGTAACAGTAACGACCGGAGAAGGTTTACCCGTAATTCCAGACCAAGCCGGTGTATAAGTTGTTGAAGTAATCTCGGTGAGACCTTCAATTTTTAAAGCGCCTTTAATTAATACTTGTCCGGTTGAAGCGTTATATGTAAATGGATATGTTGCTCCAAGACCAGCAGTAAAATTGCTATTGGTAGATAAAGCACCTTGAATACCTGCCGTACCCTGAACCGAAAGATTGCCGGAAACGGTGCCAGATGAATAATTTACCGTTTGAAGACTTGATGTACCCTGAACGGTAAGACCATTTGATACCAATGCGGAATGAAGTGTTGCAAGACCAGATGTTGAAACTGTCGAAAGACTTGTAACACCTTGAACTCCAAGAACGCCTTGAAGACTTGTTGCACCTTGAACACCTAAGGTTCCCTGGAGTGTTGTATTACCAGAAAATGTTTTATTTCCGTTGAATGTAATCGTGCTATTTTTAACTTCATTTACTGCACCGACCAGATTTTTCGATGATGTGCCAAGAGAATCAACATCGCCAATATCAGATTGATGTTCGTTTAAAGCTGCAACCATATCACGGTTGAAACTCTTTAACTCTTTTGATACTGAAGGAGAGGTCTGAACGATATTTTCTCCCGAGTCGGAAGAATTATTTAGAATGACTCCAATTAATTGACGGGATGTTCCACCCTGTACAATATTTTCTGGTGGAGAAGATTGAAATGCACCGGTGATATTATAGATCACTAAGATACTATCAGTAGAATTAAATGAAAATACCTTTGCTGTTGCAGCAGAAATTGAACCGGTAATAGTGGCTCCTGGAGTATATGATCCGGAACCGCCGACAACCGACATATAGGACTTCTGGACACTACGATCGACAAAGGTACCGGCAGAAACATTCTTAACAGTAAGGATTGTACCATTAATAGAAACAACCGTTGCAGTTACGCCTGAAAGAGAACCCGTGACAGTCTGACCAGCAACATAATTACCCGTTTCGGTAAGCGTAATGGTCTTATTGATGAGACCAGAATCGAGCGCCGAAGGCGTACCAATGTCGGCAGCAACGGTGTTGCTCTTTTGGCGCCATGTTTCAAATGTATCTGTGCGTAGGACTTCGGTTGGCATGATGTTCTTTATCTGGAAGCTATAAGTGAATTAACAAGTTCTTTAAGAGCTTGAACTTCGGATTTTAGATTCTGAAGTTCTTCTTCTTTTTTCTTGCTTGCATTTTTGTAAGCAAGACGTTTTGAGTATTCTGTGTGATTTCTATTTATTACGGCTTTGGTTGACATATCCCGTTCAAACATAGGATTGTCAATAACCGTAGCACGAGTTGCCGATGAAGGTTTATTCATTAGGTAACGGCAACCGCTCTGAAGTCACGGAGGCTTGGAACTTGAGCTGAATTTGATGAGGTGAATACAACCTTGATTGCAAAAGCCGTGAAGTTACCATCAAGCTCGCCGGCATTATCTCCGATGGTATATTCGATTTCAAGGTAGTTATTTGGATCGTCGGATACTGGAATTGCAGCATCAGGCTGTCCTTCCTTCCATCCGAGTGCTTCAAAGTCCACGTCTGGGTGATATGCAACCTTATAGTATACCTTAATGTTGGAAGCCGCCGGACGATTTGCCAAGAAGTAAATCTTGAGTGCAGAAGCAGGATCATTCAGTTCGACCTTACGGGTGATATATTTTGCAAGTACGGAGCCTCCGATTGATGTTTCTTCGGAGATTGGATTGCGCACTTCATTCTCACCATCGCCAAGGGTGCTTCCGCTGCTTGGGATATATGGATTGTCGATACGATTTGAAATCGTAATAAGTGACAGACGGTCGAGGTCGATCACCGGTGAAATGTTATTTCTGAGACTTACCAGAGTACCAGTCAGAATAAAACTGTTATTAAGACCTGATATATTTGTTCTTTCTGGCTCTGATAGAATGACTCGTGGAGTAGTAAAGAAGGTATTGTCGTTCACCTTAATGTAAGGTGCATCTACTTCTGCAACTAGATCACCAAATTGTTCGCCGCCAGCAAGCGACTTACCCTGAGTTGTCTGAACGCTCCAATAAAGATCCGTATCGGGAAGAACGACTTGTTGTACGATAGGATTCACAACATCGAACATTCTATTTTCTGTTGCAATAACAGACGATCCGCCAGAAATTCCGGTCGAAGTAGCAGAAGTTGTAGCTACCGTAATAACATAGCTATCAATCTCCACTGCACTTACGGTATGAGTTTTATTTAGTTCAATGATAGGAATACCATTTACGGCTGAAGAAACACCCGAAATGGCCACCTTGGAACCATTGGCGTGCCCGTGATTTTTATGAAATACAATGACATCCTTACTTGAACTTGTTGTGGTGAATGGATTAATCTTCAATGCTCTTGATGGAAGAGGTAATTCATTTAGAACAACTGTACCGGATGAATAAAATACGGCGCGGTTCATTACGAACTTAATATCCTTGGTCTGATCCGGAGTCCATGTTGAAGCATTTTGCGACTTGAACATAACACCAAGATGAGGCTGGCTTGTAATACGGAAGGCTGGATTTGTAACATCATATCCACCAACCTCAGACACCCAAACTTTATATTTGTCAGAATTGGATATGAGAACAAAGCAGTATTCAACACCCTGAAGAAGATGAACAGGAGCCTCGAAGTTGAAGCGTGTCGGTACTGTTGCATCTTCAGAAACCACAATGTTTTCTGCCGCACCTTTTACAATAGAGAATGGAACAACACGTGGTGTTGGAATACCATTTTCCATGATTCTGATTTCAAGAGTGATAGGAAGATTTTCATCCTTTTCCTTGAAGTATAGATCAAGAGACGTAATAAATGCTCCGCCTTGAAGGTCAATGAGGAAACTTTGTGCAAGAGGGTCTTTCCATTTGATTTGCGCATCCTGAATAAAATCTTCCCAAAACCATGGGTCGGACGGAGGAATTACAATAGTTTCAGTTGGAATTCCATCGTCGGGAATAACTGGAATTTCAATAGGATCCGGCGGAGTATACGATGGTTCAACATCGGCTGGAACATCGGTATAGTCGGTCTGGGTTGTATCGCCAGGACTGACGAGTGTATCTACAACTTCCGAGGGAGCTCCGACAGAAGTATCAGGAGTCCATACCGCAGGAGGTGGTTCAACAACCGGCGCCGGACCGACAGGAGGCATAACCTCATTGGTATCGGAAGGAGCTGTAATTATTGCTGGAGGTAAAGGCGGTCTCTGAATATCACTCTCAGAGGATGAAGTTGAACGTGATGTATTGGAGACCGTACGATTCTCGCCAATCTGAGTGCGAACAAAACGTGGGACACGCGTTGAAACAACTACATTTTCTTTGGTTTCAAGGAGACCACGTGCATCATAAACTGCTTCTGCGCCAGTAGATTCTTTAATTCTATCATTTGTTTCGCTATCGGTAAGACGGAAAATACGGACACCCGTCTTAAATTTAATAGAACTTGTGCTTGGAATAATAAAGGAACCGCTAATTTTACCAGAAGCATCTGTTTCCAGAAGAGTACCGCTTACATACTCCGGATGTTGAGTTGCATTAATATAATTGGTATTGTCAACACGAGAAGAATAAGACACATACGATTCACTCTTGACATATTGATCGACAAGAGTATTATCAAAAAATGCGTGTAGTTTAGTATTCGGCTTTAGTCCGTCTGCTCTGAAGAAAATCTTACGCGAGCGAATGAAAGGAACAAAGTTAATTTCAACCGTACGGTCGCCCATATCAGTTGTAACTGTGTCGGGAACAACCGAGGTACGGATACCGCTACGAGCCTGTTCGGTACGAGTGGTCGTGGTAAGAGTTGTCGTCGATGTTTTCTTGAAAGAATTGTAATCGTTATTGATGTTGGTAATGGCGGATTCGGCAGATACGCCGGTCCAATTATCCTGCCATTCATTCCATACAGTACCAATTACGCCATCTTCTTCTGCACCATAGCGAAGAGAATCGTATGTTCCGGATTGGTCAATTACGACCTCCGGACGACGTTGGGTTTCTTTCCATTCATCAGATTCGGGAGAAAGGGTCATGTCGCCCTTCCATGTAAACACATTATATGGATTTACAAACTCCGCAGTTGATGCGTATGGTTGTGAAATTAATGCTTGCTGAGTATAATCAAGAGTGATTAATGAGCTTGACTGTCTTACGTTTGTGGTATTACTCAGCGGAGATGAATTCCAAGTAAGACGGACATTGTCCTGATGGAATGATGGGCGGAGACGACCATTTGCTTTATCAATAGAGCAACGGTAATCTGGATGTGTTACGGCACCAATGCTGTGACCATAGAAGCTATCAACAACAAATCCATTCTTATAGCGTTGAGCAATACCATCGTTTGCAAGAATCTGGCGGTCGGTGGTGTCCTTTTCAAGAAGCGAAAGGGATGTGTAGTATTCCAACTTAGAAACACGTTTCTCGATTTTGCCAATATCACGCATTGTATAGCGTTTATTGTCAACCATTGTAGGAATAATGTCCTCGCCACCAAATGTATAAGCACCAAGACGGATGGTATAAAGAACCATTGCGTCGTTAGGGTCCTGTGGAGGAGTTGGAGAAATTGCCGAAATACCTTCGATAACTCCAAAGTTACCCTTTTTATCAACAAAGATTTTATCTACACGTGATAGGTAATAATTAAGGTCGGCTTCAAATAGTCCATTCGGACTTACCATTGAGGTTAGATCACCACCGGTAAAGGTTGTATCATCTGCACCGTTCTTAGAAGGACGGAAATCAATTGCATCACGAAGCTGAATTAAACCCTTTGATGATTGGAAAGCTGGAATCAAAGAGTAATCAATAGAATATGAATTACGGGTAAAATAGTCACCGGCGCTATGAGTAAAATTCTTGAAGGTAATTAAAAGTTTTCCGGTAGGAGCAGAAGCTGTTGCCTTCAACTGAATCTTGGCTACATCATAGAAGTTGTCGCGCTGACCATTATCCACAATGTAATTATCGGTGACATTCTTACTACCAGTTGTCGCATCATCGCCACTTTCAGAATCGTAAATTCCGGTGACCTGGAATAAGTCGGTAACTCCAAGAGAAATAGTGCTCGATGGAGAAGCGACATCTAAAGATTGCTCGGAAGAAAGAGTTTTAACCTTTCTTGTTTTTCTACGGCGAGCAAGAGCAATGACTCTTACGGTATGGCCGTTTGTTGCGCTATTAAATGTAAGTGTGAGAGTATTATTGCGAGTAACCGGATTTTCAGCACTTGCATTAACAGTTAATGGAGTGTAACGTAAACCTGTAGTAGTATCTACTGCAATATAATCGACTGGAATACCCTGAGGGAAAAACTCATTTGTTTCACCTAATTTTGTCCAAGTTCCGGAACTTACGGTATCGTCATAAGATCTAAGAGTATAATAAGCAACATCGCTTACATCATCAACAACATCAACAGGCAATTTAAAGAGTAGTGAATTATTTGCTGTTTCTTGAAGAATGGCCGAACCCGAAATAATACCACGGAAATCATTATCAACATCGCCGCCGAATACGGTTGAGAGTGTTGCCGTTGAACCGAATGATTGTCCAGCGTTCATCTGAATATCAAACAGATATAGACGATATACGCCGGCGCCTTCCGGTGTCATAGCGCGGGCGCGAGCATATCCGATAGTTGTCGATCCAGAATTTTTAAGTGTGATTCTAGTAAAACTATTTACATCCGGAAGACCCGAAACCGTATCAAGAGTAATGTAAATGTAATTACCAACGATTGTATTCAGTGCCGCGCCGTTAAATGTATCTTTTTCACGAGCCTTAGGAACTTCGACATATTTGGTATCCAGAAGTTCAATTCGATAACCATTTACATAAGCAACCGATGGTTCAACACCAACAGCCAAGCGCTTTTCACCATAAACTGCACCGGTAAGACCACCAAGATTGCCTACATTTGATGCAATCTGTTCGGCGGTATAAAGACCACCGTTCGAATTTGCATTTAGATATTCACGAACATTAATTTGGAATGGGCGTACTGTATAGTTGCCAGACTCCTCATATGTACGTTGGGCAAGAATGTCACCGAGTTCCGAGTATTGAGTACGAGTTTTTGAAGTTACCTTACCGTCTTTAATAACCATCAATTGAATGATGTTGTTTTCCGTACGGTCGGCAAACTGATATGGCTGTACCTGAAGCTCAAGAGAAATCTGATAACGATCGGCGCCTGGAGCCGCAGTGTTTGGAGTTCCAATCGAATTGTCAAACAGTGAGGCAGATTCACCGGCACCTGCAGTTACAATACCTTCGGTCACGGCATATACAATACGACCCGAACCTACGGCACTGTATTTAGAAAGAATTACTGAATTCTGAGGAGTATAAACAAAATTACCGGATACAAAGAATACGCCTTCGGATACAGTAACACGAGTACCTTTACCCGTCGGAATTGTATTGGCGGCTTTAACCTTTACGCGAAACGGTTCATCGGCAGCAGCAATTTCTTCTGGTGTCTGGGAAAGAACCAGAACTTCTTCGGCATAAAATGATTTGTCAATACCAGCGGCATTCAAGGTTGTCTCACTATTTGCCGATGTGTAATGGATATAAAGAGTGAGAGGATTGTTCGCATCAATATATGGAACAGAATCAATAACCGTGGCTGTAATACCAGTAAATTCACCGGTAAGAGTTCTTCCCACAAAATTCTTATTTGCCGATTGAGTTACCGAGTCATAAGGTATAGAAGGTGATCCTGAATTGTAGGTAAAACCAGATTCGATCTTAACAAATGCAAATGCTGTATCTAATGAAGCCTCTCCTCCAATAACAGGAGAACCATCCTTGAACACGTGGCGACCGAAACGGTCAATCTGTGCTTGGATGGATGTCTGAAGTTGAGTCAGTTCTCTTGCTTGGATCGAATAACCAGGCTTGAAAAGAATTCTTTGATAATTCTTTTCCTGATCGAAATCGTCATAATACGGAGCAAGTGGGAATACTTTAAGAGGCATAGTAGTACAGAATTAAATTAAAACTCAATGATGATCTTTACGTCTTCAATTTGAGATAACGTACGATTGATTGGTTTTCTGTTTTCCAAGAATAGGATATCTCCGCTGAATCTTTTTACTTCCGGATTTCCGAGAGAAACAATAGTACCATCACCGCCGTTGTCGGCTTCAATAAGTTCACCTACTGTAAATGCAACATAACCGGTTTTATCATTTTGGTGATACTTTAAGGTACCTGCAGCTGGATCATAAGCATCCACAAAAGCAATTGCACCGGAACTTGCACCAACAATATAATCAGTAATCTGAATGGTTGGGTCGGAACTTGCACCAAGAGACATTGTCTTCAATGCAGAATATGCCGTTTCGGTTGTGGCGCCGTCTGCAAAAGTCTTTGGGTTTTTAATGATACCCAATTGTCTGAAGCTATTTTCAACGATGAAATCGCCGCTGTTGTCATCATATTCAAGACGAACATTAACACCAACGAAGAAGGCTCCAAGTTCTTTTACTGGATCCGAACCGTGTCCACTTGCCGGAGAAAGAACCGGCTGAATAATAGCACCACTGCCTCCGTACACACCCGTATTTAATTCAACAAAAGCTACGGTATAACCCGAACCTGCATTTGTTTCGAATGTACCGGTGGATGTTTTTACTCTTACGTCGGTAATGACTCCACTAGAATTTACGGTTGCTGTGGCAGCTGCTGCTGTTCCATTGCCACGGATAATAACTGTTGGCGGATTAGCTTGACTATAACCGGTTCCGCCATTCAGAACTTTATAACGGTAAATTTTACCATTCAGATTGGCGGCATTTGCGTCCTGATTGTCGTATTTGATTTGGTCTTCTTCATTCAAATTGCCATCATCAACGACGGTTTTTACCGGAATATAAAAATTGGTAAGGAACTTAGAACCATCTGAAAGAGAGATGGTGAACATATACTTCCATAGGTATCCATCGGCTTCGGATTGTGGATACAATTCGGTATGAGTTGGCTTATTTACGGAAGCCGCTGCACCGGCACGGATGCACTTGTATACCTTAAACTCGTCGGTGATAACATAAAACTCTTTGGTGAAAATATCATTATCGTTGTCGTCCCAAGCGGAATAAGCATTGCCTGATGTCCAGTTATGACGAGGAGCGATATTAATAATTTGCGAAGAAGTGATCTTCTTCATTGCAATCATATTCTGCCACGCATCGTTCACATCGGCGATGGTGTCCTGAGGAGTCGGAGCCGTGCTATCAGTATTAATGTCTTTGGAAGTAGACCATGCGTCGGACTTACCAATGAAGACATATGCGCTGTTGGATACGTCGGACGTTGAAGCAATGAAATTGTTTGCGTTTTCCAGACGGAATTGTGAGGTGATAATTGCTGACATAGAAGAAATTAGTAGAGTTCTATCGAGGATCCGACGTTATTCCAGTTTATTGAATTATTTATATCATTTCCGATAACGTATTCCGAGTAATCGGAAATAGGCGTTTCGTCAAAGAATTTAAGTTGTTTTGAGTAACCGGATTTTAAAATGCCCTTTTGGCTTGAATTTTGGGCTATAAGCTCAAAAATGAGGACAACATCGGTCCAATCCCAGTTGGGTTTAGCACTATAAACGGTACGATATGCGCCCGTGAAGTAATCATCAATGGTGTGAGAAGCATGTGATTTATCACCCTCGATACCATCGGCATTGGTAATTGTACCATCCAAATCTTGAATTGCAAGGAACTTGGTCGTATAATTATAGGCTTTCACCTTGGCTCTGGCAACCCGTGTGGCACCATCGTAAAGAGTTACATATTCACCTGGACGGTAACGTGTTACATCCGAACCACTGAGATTAATGTAATATGTCTGAATAGGTGTGTCGGACTGAATTCCCTGAGTAATAACCTTAGAGGTTCCGGAAGTCTGACCGATTAATGTTTCACCTTCATAGAAGTCCTTGATTCCAAGTGAATTTGGGCTTACATTACGGAGCACGGTATGTCCGTATTTACGCTTGATGTATTGCGTGGTACCATTGACAATTTCTTGGCCAATACGGTCTACGTCATCAACGGTTGTGTAGTATTTGATTGAATCAAACATCTGAACCTGGGCTGTTACGCCAGAAGTTTGACCCACAACTGTTTCTCCAGGGATGAAGAATGAATTTTCCAAAAGCGTTTCCGCGGTAATAATATAGTTGATATCCTCGATAACCTGAGAAAGAACCAGAAGAGGAATGTCTTCAAGACCGATGAGACCGGGCTGGAATTGCGTCATCTTGGAAGCAAGCCAATATGAAAGCGCATCCGAACGATTCTGTTTGAATACCTGACCCGTTTCGCCGTCATTCAACAGCTTTTCAAGAATGAGAATTTCACCAAAGAAAATGAATCCGGCTGGGTGAACAAGACGATTGAATTCATTTCTCCATTCACTTACCGTCTGACCCGTTCTAATAACGTAAGAGAATTGCTGATAGAAATAGGAGTCCTGTAGTTTCTTAATGTCGGAAAGGAACCCATTACTGTCGAGATACTTGCCCGGAGTGTAAATAGATACGAAATTTTTATCGTCGTCTGCACCGATTAATTGGTCCTGGATGTTAAAATTGCCCGATGGGTTTTTAACAGAAAGAGAAGTACCGCTTATAGCTGTAACTGTGGCAAACGAACCAGAAATACTTCCCGTGATTCTTTCTCCGATACTATAGGATCCCACATCACTTAATTGGAATTCAATGAGAATGTTACCGTCCTGATAGATCGAGAGAATAGTTGCTTCATTAACCTCTGCGCTTACAAATACTCTATCCTCACCCGGCATATCATGACGGGTATTAATATCATTAGGGTCGCTTTGAATTGTTGTAACTCTGCTTGAAACAACCGATGCGGCACCAGTCAAACCTGCACCAATGCCACTGTCGGCGGTTAGAATACGGCAGGCTATAACATCATCGGTAAAACTTACAACCGATGCGGTAGCTATTACATTATCCGAACTATCTTTAATTGATATTGTTTCACCCGTATGATAGTAACCGTAATACTCGATACCACTGTCTGGATGCGTCCATGGAGTTCCAGCAGCAACGGTAATGTAGGTATAGTTGCCAGTAATGATTTCGTCCTTTTCAAAACCATTTGTAAGAGAGGGGTCGTATCCCGACGGAATTCTAATACCCTTTAAAGTCAGAACATCATCGACATAAGAATCAACAATTGCTGTGACTCCAATTTCAGAACCTGTTACAGTTTCACCCTTATTGAACGATCCCGTAACACTACCAATAACCATACTGAATTTCATCAGTTGTTTTTGGTCGAATACTTTTACCTTGGCTGGTCTACGCGATACTGTATCCCAAGTTCCCGACGATGGAACCAGCATATCTTCACGAGGATAATACACCTCAACATTGTCGGAGAATAGAATCTTAAAGAACAATTCAACCGAATCGGTGGATCCACGAATTGTATAATACCGCATTAGGTTTTTATACAATTTAACCTTATCCGCCACGACGGTACGGGGAACAGAGAAGGCAATTTCCTTTTGAATTAGATCCAAATACTCGTAATCGGTGCTGTCAATATCACGAACCTCATTGATTGAATCAATTTCGTAGCTCGGCATGCCACGTTCATTCATATGCTCATAGTAATCTTTTAACAGATCGACAAGAACAACCGAACTTTCACGCAGTTCATCCGGGAAAAGCGATTCAATACGAACCGTCTCCTTGGTCTTTTTACGAGTGCTCGCAATACTTTCAACCGTATGTTTCATGATGATTAACGGTGGCGAGCAGTTGTGGTATAGTTAATTGCGCCTGCGGTACCTGCAACCGCGATTGTATCAATTTCACCGGTTACGGAAGTTGCAGCCATTGAGACTTCTAATAGCTGATTTCTCTTTGGAGCAAGGTCGTTTGAGTTCGGTGTTGCAGTAATACGAATTGAAGTTGTTGAATCTGGAATGAAATTCTCAAGAATAACACGACCTTCTGAGAGATAGATTCTTCCGGCATCACGAATTCTAATCTTATTACCAGAAACAAGGCGATAGATATAAACGGTGCGGTCGCCGTACTGGGCTCTTTTCGTCGGATCCGTATTTGCCGTAGGCCCATCTGCAAAATAGTATTCAACACCATTTTGAAGGAATGGAGTAGATTCAATGGTCGATTCGGAAGTAGTAGATTTATAAATCGGAGCCGAGAAATCCAATGTAAGAGAATTCAGCTTTCCTGTAACAGGAGTAATATCCTTGTACATATAAACACGAATCAGTGAGTTCAGAATTGAAGGATCCGACGAATCAATCTTATTCGATAACTGTGAATATCTAAACACACCATCAAATTTATTTAGATTATTGTCGTTATAATTGCTAATGGTTTCACGGACCAATGACTGTAATTCGATCTTTGTGCGGTCTGTAAGGTTCGGATTGTATTTAAAGAATACTTCCAATTTCAGATAGGAGTATTCCGGATCCACAATCACAGGAGTAATAGAAACAACATTCTTACCTTTTAGGATTGTTGAAGTAATTTGATTCTTTTGAACTTCATTCAATACGGTTCCATCGGGACCATTCGGCTTAATTGAAATGTATACCTTACCGTAGTTTGGTGTTACAGAGTCCTCACCACCCCAAACTGAAATTGAACTAATACCACCAAACTCCTTAAGGATGATTGCACGGTAATCATCGGCGGTTACCGCACGATTTTGAGATACAAAGGTAATCGGAGCATTGAATTTGATCGATTCAATGGTCTCTCTTTCGGCGCCGCCGTAGGTAAGTGGAGCAGCAGTAAGTAAAGTTGTCGCAACATATTCCTTGGAGTAACCTTGAAAGGTACCATAGATTCCTACATTGTCGTATGCATTCACAACGGAGCCATTATTTGCTGCCGGTCCGCTGGTATAAATGTATTCTACTTCAACAATCTGATTCGACTGCGGTCTATTACCAAGAGTATCATCTCCGAAATAGATTTCATACTTGCCACTTGCGTTCTCTTGAATAAAGTAAATGAGAGATTCCGGACCAATGTTCAGAAGAGTGCTGAATTTGGTATAGATGGTGTAATCGTTGGATGTTTCGTTGGCTTTTAAACGGACGCGGAGTGTTGTTGTATCAATATTGGTGTCCGGAATCTCAAATTTTTGTGAAGGTAACGAAGTATCTACGCGATACAACATTCTCTTTAGAGTACCTTCCTTCAGCGTAACTTCATCAAACACATATTTATTTTCTGAATTACGTGCCGCCGTAAGAGGTTCAAGATTTACAAAATTGTACTTTGTGGAATCAATAATTGAGGTGAATCGAGTGCCACGGTTCAATTGGAGCTCGGCAGGAGCATTTAATAGATTGGAAGGTGATACGACAACCTTAACCTTAGCGGTTGAGGCAAGGGTGGAACGAGGAGTATAACCTAAAAGTTTGGCATGTGAAACAACATTGCCGCGAATCTGAGCCGTATCCAGAAAGGTCTCATTCATTGAGAAGTGAGCCAGCATCGCATTGTAATGCGTGTTATACGCCAGCACGTCCAAAAGTACCGACAGACCCGACCCCTCAAAGTTCCAGTCGTTATATTTTGACTGAAGTTTAAAGTGCTCCTTGATGTTTGCTTTGATCTTATCAAAGTCTAATTCGGTTACATTAAATTGTGCCATATGAAAATGTTTTAACGAAGACGTACTAAATAAACTGAAATGTTGACCTCGGTATCAATGGTGATAACGCGGAAGCCAATGGTAACATGATAACGATTGCGGTCGGAATCATCAAGAATCTGAACGGTAACCGAATCGACCCGAGGCTCATATTGAGCAATGACTCGTTTAATAGATTCACGAATGGAGACCGCTGTAAGACGGTCGGCTGGTTCAAAGAGTAATGCTCGGAGATTGGATCCGAGTTTCGGTTGGAACGGACGCTCATTGTAATTAGTAAGAATCAGATTCTTTACCGACGCCTTTACCGCATCAATGTCAATTAATGGGTTAATGTCGCCAAGCTGTCCTTCTTCTCTCACAATAGGATACAGTTGCAGAGATAGATCCAAATCGCTATATTGACGGTTCTTGGAGACAATAGCCGCTCTCCGTGCCAATACGGATTTATCTGACAGTGGATCTTGTAGCGTAATTGCCATGAGTTAGCTATTTATAAGTGTTTACCCACAGTTAACCGTAGCGGTAGATGCTGCAACGTGACCGCAGGACGCCTTATCACCTGCTCTCGCCACACCCTTTCCTCCGATAAAAACCTTAGTGGATTTTTCTACCATTTTGGCACTGGAGTGTGCTCCCACTCCATGAGACGCAATAGGATCCTGGTCGACCACAATGGCTTTTCCATTGGCAAATACGGTTGATTGAGTCGCCGTAACCTTGCCGCCAACAGTGCTTTGATCTAATAGTACGGCTGGCATATTACTTTGGATTGTAACTTGGGTTGTTCTTTTTATAGTTGGCGTAATCAATCAAGAGATTCTTATTCTGGTCAAGGATACTTTCGGTAATGTTAAAATAGTTTGATGGATATTTTTTGAATACTGGATCGGTATCCAATTTCTTTTTATCGGCAATGTATGCTTCGTCGTTAGGATCTATTAAATGCTGTTCATACACTCTACGCCAATCAACAGCCCAGGTTAGAACATACGTTTTATCAATGTAAATCTTAGAGGCGACCTGATATGTATTTTTAACCGCAATTTCTTCGGCAGTAAGTAAGCCTGCAGCCTCCAATTGGTCGGAGCTCATTCCAAAATTTCTCATCTTATTGCCAAAAACATCAATAGGTGTTTTGCCATTAATACTTGCATCAAACTCTTTTTTGGCTTTTTTATTATCAGCCATAATCGGCAAATAGACCTGGCTGCGATATGGGTCCGATACCTTATCCAAATAGTCCTTTAATACCTGAAATGAAAGACCCGCGCCGCTTATTGTGGTATCAGAGGTGTTGTCCACAACGGTCGGAGTTACGGAAGCAGCTATTGGTGGGCTTTCATTTGGGATAATTGCCGTCTTAGCATCAATTGAAACGGCTCCTGTTTGTTGATCAATTTTAATGTTCGGTAGGTCTTGGCAATAGTCCAATGGAGTTTTGCTCAATAGGTCGGTCGCCTTTGTGATATAACCTTCAAGACCCGGCACCTTCCCCTTCCAACGATTCAATACTGCTGCAATTGTTGCGGGAGATGGATTGTCCTTTAAAGAAGCTAAATCGGATTGGAATGAATAAAACTCTTCGATCTTTGGTTGAATTGCCAACAGTTTTTCATTTGCCGTATTGATTAAAGTTCCCAATGTTCCAAGAGCACCTTTACCGCTTGCAAGCTGATCCTTAATTTTATTTTGGACCAGTGTTAAAGCATCGAGAGCAGGATTCTGTCCGCACGGAAGATTGACAGAAACTATACTTGTCGGGATACTCGGAAACTGTGGTACCGATGGAATCGACGGGATGGATATATTCTGTAATGTAGCCATTTTAGTTCAGATTGATTGTTGAACCGTTAATTGTTACGGTACCGGAAGCAGTGACTCCGATGGTCGATGAACCATTTACCGAAATGGCTCCTGATACTGTGGTGTTCTGAGTTGAGCCAAAGGTCTGAGTTACGGCGCCATCGATTGTCATATTGAGTGTTGAAAGAGATTCAATCTTCATATATTCCTTTGACACGAAAACCAAATGACCATTGGTAGTTAGTTCAAGGTGTGAACCAGTGAACTCCTGTCTCTTACCCACAACAATATGACTATCGTCTCCACCAACAAATAGATCTAAATTCTTACCAACTGTTTCCGATTTATCCTTATCAATGAGGACGGTAGCATTACCGCCGATACGTTCAATAGAATTGGAGGTGATATTCGATGCATATTCCTGACCGATTTCAATCTGTTCCGATTTGCCAATTTTGGACTGACGCGAGCCTTTAATGTATTCCGTCTTGTTACCTTCAACCTCAAGATGGTAGTTACCCTTTACAAGATGTCTGAAGTCTCCATCAACAGTAAGATTTGCCGAACCTTTAATGTAGATGTTGTCGCCGCCTATAATGACGGTATAATTATCACCCACAATTGTTGTGGTTTTATTGCCTGCATAATCAATTTCATAATAGGTTCCCGACTTATGCATCTCGAATAGACGTTCGGATCCAGAACTGTCATCCATTTCCTTAACGTGACCGGATTCGCTGTGATACGAATGGTTCTTTGGATAGATTGGGTTCACAACGGTATCAACATCCCAATTGCTCCAGGTGTTTCGTGTGTAATAGGAACTTGCTT